TGTTTATAAAAAATTCAAAATTAAATCGATTGATGGTTCAATCAATCTACAAAAACTTGTAAACAGGTCTTTAGATTTATATACTAAGAGTGAAGATTTTAAAGACAAGATTGACAATCATAACGGATTAGCGTCTAGTGGTTCAAAGTTTTAATTAATGAAAAAAAAGATATTATTATTATCTGATGATTTGAGAATGACATCAGGTATATCTACTATGTCAAGGGAACTTGTATTGGGAACAATTCACAAGTACGATTGGGTACAATTGGGTGCTGCAATTCAACATCCTGAGTTTGGTAAAGTGGTGGATGTGAATCAAGATGTGAGAGAAAGAACAGGTATCGAAGATGCGAATCTTAAAATATATCCTAACCACGGTTATGGTGATATTAATATTTTAAGAACATTATTGGCACTTGAAAAACCAGACGCTATCTTACACTTCACCGACCCACATTATTGGCAGTGGTTATATGACAATGAACACGAGATAAGACAACAAGTCCCAATATTATATTATCACATTTGGGATGATTTGCCTGACCCAAAATACAATAGAGATTATTACGAGAGTTGTGATTGGGTTGGTTGCATATCTAAACAAACATATGGTATTGTTCATCGAGTTGGTAAAATGATTGATGAGGTTACACATAAACCATTGGAGGATTGGCAAATTAGTTATGTTCCTCACGGAATCAATCCGAAGGTATTCAAACCTTTAGATGAGGTTAGTGATGACATTAAAAAACTAATGTTCGGTGATAAAGAATATGATTTTGTGTTGTTCTATAACAACAGAAACATAAGAAGAAAACAACCATCGGATGTAATCTACTCTTATAAATTATTCTGCGATAAATTACCAAAAGAACAATCGGACAAATGTTTATTATTAATGCACACAGCGGCTGTTGATGAGAACGGGACTGATTTACCTGCAGTGATTAAAGCATTGTGTCCTTATGATGTTAAATTTACAGGATTAAAATTAGAACAAGATAAGTTAAATGAAATTTACAATCTTGTTGATTGTACCATTAACATTGCGAACAATGAAGGGTTTGGTTTAACAACCGCAGAATCATTAATGGCGGGTACACCAATTATTGTAAATGTAACTGGTGGTTTACAAGACCAATGTGGATTTAATTATAGTGCCGATGACTACATAACATTTGGTACTCTACACGATAAGAAAACACACGGTTCGACATTACACGGTGAATGGGTTCTTCCTATTTGGCCAGCAGCAATTAACTTAAATGGTTCAGTACCTACACCTTACATCTTTGACGATAGAGTTAATGATGATGAGGTTGCAAATAAAATCGCCACTGTTTACTCTTGGAATAAGGAAGAAAGAAAGAGAAGAGGTTTGTTAGGTAGAGAATTTATGATTGAGAATTTATCTTCAGACATTATGAATAACTCATTGATTGAAGGTATTGAAAGAGTTTTTGAAAACTATAAACCAAGAGAAAGATTTGAATTATATAAGATAGTATAATATGAAACCATTTTTATTATTTAGAGGACCGGTAAAAACAAGAAGTGGGTATGGTGCACATTCAAGAGATTTATTACAATCACTATACGAAATGGATTTGTTTGAGATAAAGATAGATAGTTGTATGTGGGGGTCAACACCAATGACTGCGTTGGAGAAGGGTAATCAATTTCATAAATGGATTGAGTCAAATATAATTAACCCTGCCGGTGTTACTTCTGATTTCTATGTCCAAGTAACTGTACCTAATGAATTTGAAAGGAGAGGTAAGTTTAACGTAGGTATAACTGCAGGAATTGAAACCACAGTTGCACCTAAAGAATGGATTGATGGTTGTAATAGAATGGATTTAGTTATAACAACATCAAAGTTTTCAAAAGAAGTATTGTTATCAACAGTATACAATGAGAACGAAAACAACACAGGAAAATTAATTAAACAACACAAGATACAAAAACCGGTTGAGGTTCTATTTGAAGGTGTCGATGTTACTACATTCAACAATGAATATAATGGTATTGATTTGGATATCAAAGAAGATTTCGCATACTTGTTTGTTGGTCATTGGTTGAAAGGTTCACTCGGACAGGATAGAAAGGATGTGGGAATGATGATTAAATGTTTTATGGAATCATTCAAAGACGTTGAGGATAAACCCGCTCTTGTACTTAAGACTTCTTCAGCAACATTCTCAATTAAAGAACGTGAGAATATGAGAAGAAAGATTGAAGAGTTGACAAACGGATATGATAATCCTCCATCTGTTTATCTATTGTTTGGTGAATTGACCAATCAAGAAATGAACGAATTGTACAATCATCCAAAAATTAAGTCAATGGTATCAATTACCAAAGGTGAAGGTTTTGGTAGACCTCTATTAGAATTTTCAATGACAGGAAAACCAATCATCGCATCTAACTGGTCAGGTCATAAAGATTTCTTACCAATGGATAAGGCAATTATGGTTGGAGGTTCGTTGACCGATGTACACGAAAGTGCTGCTGATAGTTTCATATTAAAGGGTTCTAAATGGTTTACCGCAAACTATAATGAGTTCGCAGAAGTGTTAAGATTGGTTAAAAATGATTATGACAAATTCAAAGAAAAATCAGAAACACTAAGAGAAGAAAATAAAGAAAAGTTCTCAATGGAAAAAATGAAAGATGTGTTTATGAATTTGATTAAACCATATACCGTTCAACCGAAAGAACATAATTTGGTTTTACCAAAGCTTACAAAAATTAAGTAATGTCATTTAAATTTTTTAAAGGAAAAACAGATTCATATTTACAATTGGAACCAATGCAAATGTTAACATTTTACCGACCAACATTTCAAAATGTAGAATTTTGTTTTCAGTTCGGGAACAACGAACCTACGGTATTTGCAACAGGTTCTAATGAATGTACTATTCGTTTGTCTCCAACTCCCGATGGTATTGTGACATTCACAAGTAATGAGGGCTCAACATTTAAATTATTTGCAAGGGAGGCTATAAATGGTTAGTGAATTTAAATTTTTCTGGGGTATACCTAAAAAAGGAAGAGTGTTACGTGTGGATTGGAGACCGGAATTAATAGATGATGGTGTCAATTATACTGATGTCGTATCAGAATTATCAAGAGCACTTTCTGAACAGATTTCTCGTGAAATTGATAACGACATTGTGAATCAACTAACAAGAAGAATAAACGGAGGATATAATCAAAGAGCATAAAATATGATATTAAGTTACGCAATTACAGTTTGTAATGAATTAGATGAAATCAAAAGATTGTTACCTTTCTTAATTGAGAAAAAAGGAATCAATGATGAGGTGGTGATTCTTTTTGATGAGACCAATGGTTCTCCTGAAGTACTTGAGTATTTGTTAGAGTTTAATAAATTACCAAATGTACAAACTTGGAGAGGATTAGATTTTAAAAATAATTTTGCTGATTGGAAGAACAAATTATCTGACTATTGTAAAGGAGATTATATATTCCAATTGGATGCTGATGAGTTGGTTGGTGAAATGTTTATGTTAAACATCAAACCGATACTCGAAACTAATCCTGAAGTTGATTTATATTATCTATCAAGAATAAACATTGTTGATGGTATAACTGACGAACACATAAGGAAGTGGGGTTGGAGTGTAAATCAAAAAGGTTGGATTAACTTTCCTGATAAACAGGGTAGAATATTCAGAAAGAATTTAAAGTGGTTCGGTAATGTTCACGAAAGAATAATGGGGGCTGAAACAGTTACCTCGTTACCTGATAGTGAAGATTTTTGTATAATCCATCATAAAAAAATTGAAAGACAAGAAAAACAAAATAACTTTTACTTAACATTATAAAATGAAGATATTAATTACAGGAGTAGCAGGATTATTAGGGTCGAGATTAGCAGACTATATTGCCGAGAATCATCCAGATGTACACATAGTTGGTATGGATGACTTGAGTGGTGGTTACAAAGAAAATGTAAACCCAAAGGTTGAGTTTTGGCAAATGAATTTGGTTGAACATCCAATTGAAAATTGTTTCGAGGTTCATAAGTTTGATTATGTTTATCACTTTGCAGCATACGCAGCAGAAGGGTTGTCACCATTCATTAGAACTTACAACTATCAAAACAATTTAGTTGCAACATCAAGAATCATAACACAATGTATCAAACACGATGTTAAACGTTTAGTGTTTACATCAACATTAGCAGTGTATGGTCACCAAGACGGTAATATGTTTGATGAGGTTCAAGTACCTAAACCTATTGACCCATATGGTGTTGCTAAGTATGGTTGTGAAATGGATATTCAAATTGCTGGTGAACAACACGGATTAGATTGGTGTATCATTCGTCCTCATAATGTATTTGGAGTTAAACAAAACATATGGGACAAGTATAGAAACGTATTAGGTATTTGGATGTATCAACATATGATTGGTGAACCAATGACAATCTTTGGTGATGGTACACAAACAAGAGCATTTAGTTATATCGATGATAGCCTTGGTCCATTATGGAAAGCGTCTCAAGATGTTAGAGCAAGTAAACAAATTATTAATCTTGGTGGTATCAAAGAATATTCAATCAATGAAGCTAATGAAATATTAAGAGAAGTTGTTGGTGGTGGTTCTGTTCAATATTATGAACAAAGACACGAAGTTAAACATTCGATACCTACTTGGCAAAAATCAATAGACCTATTAGATTTTGAGTTTAAGACGGATTTGAAGGAAGGACTAACGAAGATGTGGGATTGGGCAAAACAACAACCTGTAAGGGAAAGATTTGTTTGGCCGTTCTATGAGTTAGATAAAGGAATTTATTCATTTTGGAAAAATAAAAAATAATATATGATAAGTGTAATAATGCCGACGATGTTCGTGCCGGATGGTGTTGTCGAATTAATTAAAGAAGTTACTTCACATCCTTTAGTTAGTGAATTGATTTTGATTGATAACACAAATGATGATGAGATTCATATAAAAGAAGAAATACCAAAATTAGTTTATGTTAAAGAAGGTAAGAACACATACGTAAACCCTGCTTGGAATAAAGGTTATTCAATGGCAAAGGAAGATAAATTAATGTTTCTTAATGATGATATAACAACTGACTGGTCTTTACTTGATAAAATCCACGATAGCATCACTGAAGAAAAAGGTATTATTGGATTGGGTGATGGTTGTTGGACGGAACCTAAAGGAAGGTTTTTGTTAACACCGATTTATCAATTAATTGGTGGGTTCGCCTGTTTATTTTTTATACATAAGAAATCTTATAGACCGATACCTCCTGAAATAAAAGTATGGTATGGTGATAATTTTTTAATTCACAAAGGACCTAAACAAGCATTCCAAATGTTAAACTGGAAAATGGGTGGACATATATCAAAAACAGTATTAAAAGCTGAGTTCAGTCCTGTTATTAGAGAAGACGGAATTGCTTGGGCGAACGTAATAAGTAAAATGAGATGAGTATATCATTAGTAATGGCGGTCTACAATAAATTAGACCTAACAAAAAAATGTTATGAGAGAGTTCGTCTGTTATATCCTGACGCCCCATTTGTGATTAGTAGTGGTGGTTCAAGTGATGGAACGAAAGAGTGGTTAGAATCATTAGAAGACGACAATCTTTCATTCATACACGATGACGATAGAATAACATTCTCAGACACATATAACGCAGGAATCAAGTTAGTCGATACCGATAAATTAGTATTGATTCATAACGATATGATTTTAGGTGAACACTTTCTTGAGAACTTAGAATCGTTATTGGATGAGAATTCAAATACTATCATCTCTTACACCACAGTAGAGCCTCCAATATTCAAAGGTCACTTAAGACCAGGTAAAGTTTTATTGAATTTAGGTTCTAGTTTTGATGACTTCGATTATTTCCATTTCAACAATTACGTTAATCAATGGAAGGATAGTAAGAATCTATATGATGGTGCAGTATTCTTTATGAGTGGAACTAAAAAGATGTTTGATGATGTGGGTGGTTTCGATGGATTTAGTTTTGTTCCGTGTTTCTGTGAGGATGATGATTTTTTGGTTCGTGCGAAACTAAAAGGTTATGAACTAAAGACTTGTGATTCCGCAATTGTTTATCATTTTGTTTCGCAGACTTCAAGATTCAGTGATGATATGAGAGTTGATAGAAGAATCATCGAAGTATCATCCAATAGAAACTTTGTTAGGAAGTGGGGAATACCATTCTCAGCATTCAATGAACTAAGATATTGGGAAGAGAAGAACTTTAAGTATAAAACCTTCACGATGGGATTAACCACCAACAATAGAAATCGTTTTATGGAGATTGAACCATTCTTCGATAAAATCGAAATAGGGACGATTCCTGAGGACTATATTGAAAATGAACAGAAGAATACCCGTTACGATTTAAGGTCGAAATTTACGTTCACAGATAACGTAGATGTGATGATTTATGAAACTGCACCATTTGATGATATGGATATTAGAACCTTACATAAATTAAGGTTATCAATACCCTATTATGAGGTAGGGGAATATCAAATTGGTAATATGATGATAGAAATAAGAAAGGAGGTTAAATAACCTCCTTATTTTTTAATTAGTCTAAATAAAACTATATAATTATCTTTTGTTTTTCCTGCGTTTATCAAATCTTCTTTAGTAATTTCGGGGTATTCCACCTCAATCTCTTTATCTAGTAATTGAGTATATTCCTTTTCAAATTCTAAGTAATCAGGATTCAATTTTTTTGAGATGATAACACCATTTTCATCTTTTTCGAAGATATGCGTATTAACAACAATTCTACCATTATTGTCCATCTTACCATATTTGGTTACTAATTCATCTCTTAAGTTATCTACTTTTTTTCTTTCAGTTTCTAAAAATTTTGTAGTTTCGGTCAAATCATATTTTAAGATGATTGGTAATTTTTGATTTATAAATCCTTCATAATATTTTTCACCGGTCTCAGGATTGGTAAATCCGTTAATTTCACTTTCTAATTGAAGTACGTCTTTTAATTTTAATGATATCTTTTCCATAAATTAATTATACTAAAAATTTTCATAAATGTCAATGTTATTCTTCGTCTTTAGGGAACTGAGTTTTAACATCACTAATAGATTGGAACCATTGTCCTGAAGATGATATCGAACCATTTTCATTTATTTCGTGCCATAACATATCCAATTGTTCTCCTAAATCAGGGTAACTCATCTTTCTTAATGCACCATATGGTGGAACATATGAAGGGTCGGGATATGGCATATATTCAATATTATCTTCAACCCAATCTTCTTCGGGTTCGGCATCGAATAATATGGTATGAATATCACCATTTGGTGCTTTATACCTTTTATATTGGTCAATAACCTCCGTCCAACTTTCTTGGGGAGTTTCTCCGTCGAGTAATAAATGAAATACTCCTAAATTGTCAATAAATCTTCTCATATATTTTTAATTTTATTGTACTGGTCCTCCGTAATAGTTGCCACTATCACTTGTTTGAACCGCTGCAATTATACTTACATTTGATTGTGTCACATCACTTCTAGTTGCGTAAGCGTTCAATGTAAATCCGTTATAATAATTACTACCATTCGCATATGCTCTTAATACAATATACCCATCAGACGCAATATAAACTCCGTGTGCGGACATACCAGGGTATTGATTTCTTAAACCTATATTGTAAAGGAAACCATTAGTATACGGCATACCTGCAGTACTAATGTGAAAACCCCACGAACATCTGATAGGCGCTGCAACTCCGTAATTATAACCAACCGCTTCGAACATCCACATATTATATGTTGTTGCACCAATTAAATTAGTCTTCATATGAATATACAATGGACTACCCGCAGTGGTATTAAAAGTGTAGATGTACTTTTGTTGAAAGTACCAACTACTTACTGAACCTATTCTAAATGGTGGTGTTAATATTGCCATAGTTTAATAATATGTTGCTGCTGATGTTTGAACCGCAGATACTACGGATGTTATGGTTCCATAACCGTTTCCTGCGGTATTGTACGCATTTAACGTAAATCCACAATAATATAAACTACTTGCATATCCCACTATTACGATTTTATTATCTGATGCAACATAGTGACTATGTGCCGTCATCCCATCGTATGCTGAAGTTTGGACATTACCAAAAAAATATGTGTAAGTATAAAAATTCCAAGCACATCTAATTGGTGCAGATGTCCCGTAATTATATCCAACAGCCTCAATCATAATCATTTGATATGATTGGTGGGTGATGTTCAATTTCATATGATAATATTGACCACCACCTGATGACAAATTGGCAACATTATAAATTCCAAGTTGCTCTAAGTAACCTCCTTCAGGATATATTCCAGTTCCTTGTAAATTAGCCATTAGTAGTAGTTTCCTGCATTATCTGTTTGAACGCTAGCAAGTATACTAACCTCAAAATTATATCCTGTCGGATTTAAACAATACGCATTAAGAATCCATCCACTATAATACGATGCACAGTTCGCTCTTATAACTACATATCCATCTGATGATGTGTAAACTCCGTGAGCACTCAAACCACCATAAGCATTAGATGTCCCAATATTAATTGTTGAACTACTAGCGGCATAAGCATAAAAACTCCAAGCCGCTCTAATGGCTTGATTCGCACCATACGCATAACCAACAGCTTCAATGGTACACATAATGTTAGCCATATTGATATTTGTTTTATAGTGAAAATAATTGTTTCCACCATAATACCTATCTCTAAAAAATCCCAACTGAACGCCAGGTGCTGGTCTCGTATTTGCTAAAAAATTAGCCATTATTCTTTAATTCGTTTATTTCTTTTTTCAAATCTTTTATCGCCTCGATTAATACCGCAGTAATTCTACCATAAGATACGGAATCTACTTTACCTTCTGAATCGTAAAGTACCACATCAGGTAAAATTTCGGCAATTTCTTCCGCAATAACACCCATTTCTTTAACGTTATTCTCTTTTTTAATGTAAGTAACGCCTCTTAATTGTAAAACTTTATCCAAACCATAACTAATGGTTTCAACATCTTTCTTATATCGGATTGATGAGTTTTCAGTTAACGTACCACCAACTGTCATATTACCACCGGTTGTTAATGTGCCGTTGAAATAGTGCGCTCCTTGTGAATCTTTAAACTCAGTTCTTGATGTTGTTTTTACAATATTAGAATAATATGATGAGTTAGATAAACCTCTATATGAATTAGCACTACCCGTGGTTTTAACTCCATCCATTCTAACTAAAGTAACCATCGCATCTCCGTCACTCCAACCTCCGTGTCCTGCGTTGTTAAAACCACCCACGTGGAAAACAGGTCGAGCATTTGCACTAGCGTCTCTACCTACCACTAAGAAACCATCATTATTATTATAACAATATAATGCGGTACACCATCCTTCACCACTTAAAACCTCTGAGGTACTTCTTAATGATAATCCGGTAGCATCTGCCGTAGATGTTGCCGCCACTTGTGATGCTGATACCCCAGCAAATGTTGGGGAGTTGCCGGTACCGACACTTTGATTAATTGTATATGCAGTAATGTTAGATGCCGTTCCTGTGGTATTTTGGTTCCACGTAGGTATATTACCCGAGTGATAAACTGTGTATCCGTTATAGTTAAATGTTGACCTTGTAATTCTAGCTATTTCTTGGTACGTCCCTGTTGATGATGATTTAAAAAACCAACCTGTGGTGTCGTTAGCTTCGGCATATTCAACAAAACACATTTGGTGTCCCGCAGTAAGTGTTGGGGAACTTGTTGCACCCGCAATGTCGGCTCTAAATGTCATCAAGTGATTACTGTTGTCATAACCTGACACAATACCATATGTGTTGGCACCTCCCGTTCTTACAATTAATCTACCACTTGTAACCGTCAAAGTATTATTAATAGAAATTGCCGTACTTGTGCTCGCACCTCTTCCTGTAACGGTTGCGAGAGTTTCACTACCTGCAGTACCACTAATATTCGTTACACTTGTTAAATAACCAGAGTTGTTTGTAAACTGAGATATGTTCATACTGGTCAGTGAACCTGCGGTTGTTGCGTATGATACGGATTGTGAACCAATATTACCTGTTGTAATTGCATCCGTTATTCCATACCCACTAATCGTTGTTGGTTTGGATGATACGTTTGCGAATGAAATGCCGGTAATATAACCCGGACCGTTTGTTAATTGGTTAAGGTTAGTTAAATTACCCGAATCCCAAATTGTATATCTCGTTGCTTTATTACCACGATATATGACACCTGCAGGATTTAAATATATGTTGGCGGTAGATTCAAGGGCTAAGTTATCTTCCACACTACCTACACCATCATTAGATGTACCTATTCTAAGTACTGACCTTTCAGTACCACCAGCATCACTATAAGTTGTACTATTATTGTCAAATGTTATGTAACCATAATCGTCACCACCTGTATTAGAGCCACCAAAAGATTCTTCCCTACCAAAATATAATGCATTACCCGCATCTATACCTAAATCGGAACTCATTCTTAATTTACCCGAAAGAGTAATTTGAGTAGATGAAGTTGCTCCACGAGCAGTTACTGACGACAACGTATCAGTTTCAGTGTATGAACTAATATAACCACTTGGATTGGTTGCATTATATGGTGTATATCCTAACGCCGTAGTTACAGCACTTGAGTTAATACCTGTAATGTAACCAGGACCATTTGTTAATTGGTTAAGGTTTGTTAAGTTACCTGCGTGATAGACAGTATTTCCACCATAAGTTAATGCACCTGTTCCACTTCTACCTAACGCAGTTGTGTTACTGTTACCAAATACGATATATCCTTGTGTTGCATCTTGTAAACCCTGAACTCTAAATGTATTAGCAATATTAATATCACCAATCCAAGTGTCATCACCAAGTCTAATATTTGTACCGTTCGCATTATTTGAAGTAATTACATAATCAAATGTTGGTGTTGATGTTGTTAAAACGGCTTGATTTAAATATGTTCCAAATCCTGTTGTTGATGCTAGTGATATTTGAGAAGAGCCCGAAACCAATGCTGGTTTGTCAGTTATACCATTGAATGATATTTGTGCGGAACCGGATACTACGGATATTCCATTAAAGAAACTACCTGAATGTATTGTTGTTCCAGCCAATACCTGTGAACTTCCTGATACTACACCACTTGGGAGTTGAGCTGAACCCGACCAAATACCTGTACCACTTAATACTTGTGACGAACCTGATACCGTACCTGATGGTAAATTTGCAATTACCTGAGCAGAACCACTTACAACTCCCGCAGGTAACTGAGCCGAACCCGACCAAACACCTGTTGATGTTAATATTGTTGCGGCGGTTATTGAACCACCTAATGATGTACTCGTACCCGCAATTGTAATTGAACTATTTGTAAGTGAAGAATTACCAATATTTGATAATGTGTTGGAACCTCCACTAATTGTTTTGTTTGTTAGTGCTTGTGATGCTGTCTTTAATACAACTTCGTCTTCAGAACCTAACGGACCTGCAACCCATTTATCATTTGTTGAATCCCAAAGGAATGAACCTGAAGTAAATGTTGGTGATGTGGCATCTCTAACAACGATACCTGCATTAGTTGCCCCTGTACCATTTAATTGAATAATATTATCACCAATATTAACAGTTGTTGAATCAACTTGAGTTGTTGAACCTTGCACTGTTAAATTACCTTTAACCGTAACATTCGCACCACTTAAACCAAATGCGGTGTTAAATGATGTAGTAAATGAATTCAACGCATTAATTGCGGTTGTGTTACTACTCGTGTAAGAATTTAAACTACTTGACGCAGTTTCTAACGCGGTTAATCTACCCGAAGCACTACTTGTGAAACTATTCAAACTACTTGTTGCAGTATGAATAGCATTTATGTTTGTTGTGTTTGAACTTGTATATGAATTTAAACTACTTGTTGCAGTATGAATCGCATTAATATTAGTAGTGTTACTACTCGTGTAAGAATTCAATGCATTGATTGCGGTGTTGTTCGAACCTGTGTAAGTATTCAATGCTGCGATTGAACCGGTTACCCCCTCAATAGAAGTTAATCTACCACCCGCACTTGAGGAAAATGAATTCAAACTTGCGGTTGCTGTGTGAATTGCATTTATATTTGTAGTGTTTGAACTTGTATAAGTGTTCAAACTTCCTGTGGACGTTTGTAATGTACCAATAACGGTGTTGTTACTTCCCGTATATGTATTCAAACTCGCAGTTGAGGTATGAATAGCGTTTATATTGGTTGTATTAGATGATGTATAGGTGTTTATTGAACCTGTAGATGTCTCCAATGCAACTAACCTATCCGAAGCACTTGACGTGAATGTGTTTAAACTTGATGTTGCAGTTTGTAATGTACCGATAACAGTATTGTTACTTCCTGTGTATGTGTTTAACGAGGATATAGAACCAGTAACCCCCTCAATTGAAGTTAATCTACCATCAGCACTTGATGTAAATGTGTTTAAACTCGCGGTTGAGGTTTCTATCGCGGTTAATCTACCATTGGTAGTTCCTGAGTAAGCGTAAAAACTTGAGGTTAGGGTATATCTCGGAGCAAAAGATGCGGTATCCGCACTTGTGGTGTTACCACTAATGGTTGCATTAATTATTCCAAGTACCCTTAAGTCTCCCTGTATTTCCGCTGAAGAGGATACCGACAGGGAACCCGATATGTGTGCGTCAAATATATTCATCTAATATGTTATTATACTTAGATAAATACTTTGTTTGTCGGTTATGACTTCCGTTTATTTAGGTAAATAATCGGGAAAATTGGATTTTACAAACTGAAGTAGTTTTTTGGAGTATTCTTCGTTGTGTTTTGGGGTTGCGTGTTTACCATCAATAGAAAATTCACGGAAATCTCCGTAGTCACCATCGAACCGATATTTGTCAGAATATTCGTTATCCATCAGGAAAGAACCGTTCCATATATATGGGATGTTCCTGTTCTCCAAATAATTGGTAATTAGAAGATGGTTTTTGTACCAATTGATTAAATCGTTCTCGTCGTGGGTAATTCTTGCAATTGATTTATACTCCTCCTTCCCTTCATTATCTTCCTTAAAATAACCCCAAGGAGTCATATGAAATGGTTCCAACTCTCCGTTGTATCGGTAGTATTCTTTACGGGATGGATAGGTGTACATTAAGTTAACCAAATTAGGTCTTATCTTTTGAGTTAAGGTGATTATACATCTGGCAATGTAATCATTACTACGTCCACCAAACCCCAAATTTAAATCTACCCCGTTCTGTATCTGTCTTGAGAAATAGTGAGGCCAAGTTTGGTCATCACTTACCCCGACACCTTCAGTGTGGGAACAACCAACTGACATTATTCTAAACCCGTCCCTATATAATGAATCCCCCCTGAATCCCATTTCATTGTATGTGTAGGTATTAGTTTCGGAAATATCGGAACCTGATGTGTTGAATGTTTTATTTCTACGTTCATCTAATCTCCAAGAATGGTTACCCACCTCAAACCCCGAACTTGTCCAAAACTTCATTGATTTCATAATACATTACCTCTTAAATTTATATTTATTTCATTATTTAAAAGTTTTTCATAATATATTTTTTGTGTTTCGACTTTATCTATTAACCAATTTATCTCTTTTGGGTACATTTCCTTTAACATTTTAAATAAATCTTCTTTAGACCACCATTTTTCGTATTTTTTGAAGTGGTATTCTTCAGGAACATATTGGATATTATGTCCTAAATTTTTTAACAGTTCAGTTAAATTTTCCAATTTAACCACCTCAATATCTTCACCATATTTGTTTCTATAATAATAAAGATATTCATAAAAAGGAACACACCAATGAGTTGCACCATCAACACTAATAAAGTCGTTTAATTGGTGGTAAAAATCATCTCGTCTACCAAATTCATTTATAAATCCAACTGTTTCAGTATGTAACGCGGTTATTAAATGACTCATCGGTTCCCTTATTACAATATATTTTACCTTCGGAAATTTAAGGTATTGATAATGTATATATTCTGTTCTTTCGGATTCCCAAACTTTGTCCAAATACCTACTACCACATTTTACAGGTGCCATTATTATGTTATTATAAATTTTAATAACCATTATAGTAATGGTCGTTTTGGTATAGGTTCATCACTTATAACTCCATTAACTATCATATCCAACATTGAGTTTTCTTTATGTAATCTATCAATAAAAATGTCGTGACATTCTTTAATCCAATCCTTACATAGTTGATAATTGTTATCAAAATCACTAATGAATGTTCTTATAAAATCTGCAAATAGTTTTGCATTTCCCTGATATTGTTTGGATTCATCATAAAAAGGATGTTTTCTAATTCCAACTAAATCCATAATACAATCGTACGGATATGAGTGGGTTGAAACAAAAGGAACGTTTGCTAAAATTAAACCTAACGACTTTTCACTTAGATATTGACTATGGTAGTTGGCGGAAATGTGTGACCAAGATTCGTCACATATTTGAATTTTAGACATTGGTAAAATCCTCAAGAAATAATCAAGTCCCACCGTTATATTTGTTAACACTCTTAAGTTTTGAAAATCTATTTCAGAATCGTAATCATTTAAATAAGCCCCTTCGATTTTTCTATACTTTGGTTGTATTGAATCTTTTTCAATTACATTTGTTTGAGAAACAAACACGTCTTCGATTTGTGTTAATTCCTCAGCAATTTTAACTCTAAGAGGTTTATGTGCCCTTACTGAATATCCCATTTTATATTTTGGAACTATAGCATCACTAACATTTTTATAATCATAAAACCACCTAATACTAATCATTTCGTTCCATTGAAAAATAATGTTAGTAAATGGGTTGTATAAATTTGGGTGTTTGTTTAGTACAATCTTATTAGTAAAAATATTATCGGTCAATATAAAATGATTTGATAGTCTAAGAACTTGATTTTCAATTTCTTCAATTTGTATTGTTCCGTCTGTCTTTACTTTTGCATTATCATTCTTAATGAATATTTTTTCAGTTCTAAATAAAGATACTACCCAATTCTTTTTGTCTTCAATAAGGTCAGCCATTCTTTCGATTATGGCAAAAGAATCCGAACCTTTATGTTCGGTGTTTTCAAAATTTGTATCTTGACCTCTTTGTCTAAGTGCACCAAAGAAATCAATTATGTGAATTCCCTCATCATCATTTATTTCAGGATTAAAAGATACCTCAAAGTTCTTCCCTCCGTATTCAAATGTAATATCCCTAATTGCTCCATTAGTGTTATCTACTTCAACCATATCTTTGTTCTTAACATTATGAAAGAACTTTTGAAATAACATATCGGTATAATAATGATGAACGAATATTTTCATAGGTTAAATTAATTTCTTGATTGTTTTATCTCTATCACCTTTTCTTAATCTCTGCTCACTGTTGAAATCAAAAATATCTTCATAATACGTAATTGAGGTATTAAGTTTGGTGGATAAGTCACTTAACTCCTTATTCCATTTTATAATGTCGTTGTGGCACAGTTCAAAAATATCTTTAGGTATTTCTTCATAAACATAAGGTTTGTTTGAGTCATAATTTTTAATCTTTGAGAAGTATGTTTGGTAAGCGTGTGATTCTACACACTCTTTAACGTTTCTTCTCGTTAATAATATCACCTCATCAAAGTTTTTTGATAGTTGTATATTATCGTTGTGATGACATATTATTGTTTTAACCACAACATTCTTTTCTCCATTATATTCAACTCTACCAGTACCATCAAACGGTTCAAACAAAGGTTTTAAATTCTTCTCTTTTGCTATTTTGTGTAACAATGAAGTAGAACCCGTTCTTGGTAGGGAGATTATTAATACACTCATAACAATGTTTTATTACTTTTAACTCTCGGATAATCAAAATCAGTTTCGGTCATCCACACATTTAACGCATATCTTATTCCCTTAGTTACCGGTAAAACTCCGTGATATGTTTCCGAACCATTGAATGAAATACTATCACCCAATTTCAAATCACATAATGTTAAACCTTCCAATTTCTCAAAGTTGTATGGTGGATTCTCATCTTGGGTTAGTGCAAATTGACCACCTTCGAAATCGTCAGAAAGAACTATGACTGTCGTTAACTCACTTGATTTGTCTTTATGTAGATTAAGGTACCTACCATCATAGTACGATGTTAAACTTATATTGAAATTTTTTAAATTAAATGTTGAATAATCAAACCATAGTTTAAAATCTCCGTTTTTGTAATTGGTTGTTAATAAATCAATAATTCTTTCTTTAAAATTGGAATCGTACATTCTTCTACAATCCCATACTTCGGTTGGTTTATATGAAAAGGGTTCACCGAACTCAAGACAAAAATCAATTATATCTTTAGCAGTTTCTTTATCACAAAAATTATTGTTTATATTATAATTCATAGTAGATATGAATTTTTCTTTTTATTATTAATTAGTAAATTGTTATCATTTATGAATTTATATAATTCTTCCGCAATTAATTTATATCCGTTGTTACTTGGATGTTTACCAGCGGTTGTGTCCACCCATCGATTATTATCCTCCCAAACATCTTTTCTATTTGTGTCGATTAACAAATTAGCCATTGTTTTATCTCTATAACCCCAATATCTTTCACTCTCAATCAAATGAGTTTTATCAACCAGAACATCAATGTTTTTGTTAATCATAGTATCAAACGCATCACAAAAAACATATCTAATTCCCAACTCCTTAAACATAAATTGTAAATGTAGAATGTAGTTTTGGTTAACAATATCATAGTACGTGTCGTTAAACAAATTACTAATGTAGTAATCTCTAAAATTTTTTTCCGCCCTATTATAGTTTACATTATCACCACTAACACCATCGAAAATATATTTGAAGAGATGTTGTTTACTCTTATATCTTTCACCCCAAATATGAAAACTATTCTCATTTGGAAAAAATGGTAGTTGGTCTCTTAATGATGAGGACCACATAATAACAACAAAATCATCTTGAGTGATGATTTCATTTTTTAATTGATAACAAACGGTATTGAATATTGAGTTGTTTGAAAAAGCACCAACTCCGTTATTTTTAACTTCACATTCAAGTAGTTCTGATAAGTGTTTTGGCCAACAATATTTTTGTCTTATGTTAGTTCTTTCCTCAGGAATTTCTGTTGTTAATTCTTCCTCAACATTACCTCCAACACCTTCCGTCCAACTATCTCCATATGTGAATAACTTCATAAAACATTATCTTATTCCCCCAAGTGCTTAACTTTAATCGCAGTTACAACCGCTTGGAATGCAGTTGCTACTTTTGTTTTTAATTCACTTGAAATGGGTGCAACAATTGCTTTAATTGTTTGTGCAGGTCTTTCTATTCTTTCTTTTTGTGCCATAATATTTTAATTTTATAATTTCGGTACTGGTACGTTTGAACAACCAGGACAGTACCAACTATTACACCAGTGTCCACAATAGTTCCAAGGACACCAACAACTGTTGTGCATCACACTGAAATCACCATCACCAATATCAACTAAGAATAAATCTGAAGATTCAAAGTCTAAACTGTAAATGGTTTTTTGTGCGTGTTCCATTTCCAATCCTGTAATCTCTACAGTTGTTAATAGATTGGTATTAGTGTCAGTGATTACTAACTTGTCACCAACGTACATTTTATTAACTCTCTCAAATCTTGTTGCTGTTGAACCTGATTCTTCAATATAATATGTTGCTGAAGGTGCGTCAGTCCAAGTTCTACCGTCAGATAATGTTATTCTAATGTAAATTGTATCAACCTCAGCTGATACCATAGCATTTAATGTGGTTCCGGTTTGTACTAGAGTTAAATTATCTTGAGCAACAGTACTATCCCAACCAAACGTGTCAATTTTGTTTTGTTCAAATTTAGCTGCGTGGTTATCATTTAAATCGACATAATCTATTGAACGAACGTAATCCCCTAATTGTATTGTATCAACATCCAACAATGTTCCATCGTATTTTAAAATAACACTATCATCATCTGTGTGATAATCGTTCTTTGCGTAGTTACCCAATTCTTTAGTAATGTATTTGTATCTACTTTTCTGATTTAACTTGTTAGTTCCTGTAACAAATTCATCATCTGTAAATGTTAAAGGTATTATCGTTGATTGTGTATACCCACCCATATGGATAACGTCCAATTCAGGTCCATAGATAATATCGATACTTCTTATAATTGAGTATCTACCTTGGACCAAGTTATCTTCTGAAAATATGAATTCCTGAACTAAATGATTTTCTTCTAAACCATTTTTTATATCTGATAATTCTGTATTTCCTGTAACAGTATACAGCGCAGGATAGTCCATTGGATTATAACTTGGGTTTCTTGGTTTTACTAAAACATTTGGATTTGTTACAGTTGTGTAGTCCACATCACTAAGTGTATCTAAATTTAACGAGGTGGATGTGAAATATGTGTTTGGTACATATGTCGACCCACTCATTAATGAGAAAAATTCAAATTTATCTGCACAATATGTCTCATCAACCAACGCAGTGGTATCAAAGGATTGTCTTAATATGAACTTGTGTGTATCATCTTCAATATATGGTACTGTTACTGAACCAACCGGTACAATAAATTCAGTAAATGACATATTATTCTCTTGACACTTTTCTTCTAATATTTTCTTAAATCTATACTGTTCAGTTAAGGGTTTATAAGCATCCCCTTCTGTCCATATTAAGTAGAATTCAGTGATGTTGTTACTAACTAACATCGTGAATAATGAGGTATAATCAAGCAAATCCGCACCCTCATTATAGATTGTGGTGTTTGTGTTTATTTCCAAAAACTTCACCGAGTCTCCCGTTTGTAGTAAGTCACTACCAATTATAGTTGCTTTCATAAATTTTGTTTCCTTACAATAAATATATCTATAAAAATATTATTAGAAAAGGATATTTATAATGTTTATTTTTTTATTATATATGTATATATTAAATTAAAGTACTCTTATTCTTACTTTTAACAGGTGTTATATAATCTGAATCCACTTCTTCCCAATAACCCTTAGTACAAGGATTAAAATTCTTTGAGAAGACTTTTTTGTTTAGAGGACAACCGCAATCACCACAATAAGCCGACCATTTTATACCCTTTAAAACTTCTTTTCTATAATCACAACCCAAACACACATTTAATCTTTTTTCCGCTAATTCCTCTTGGGCGGGGTTTGGGTTAAACGATGTTTTCCAAGCCTCAAAAATTTCTTTATAATCTATCATATTAAAGTCTTGGTTAATTTCGGTAGGTCGTAATAATCATAAATACTGTTGTACTTTTTTATGAAATCATCATCTAAGGTTACCGCACATTCCATATGTTTACTCGAATTAACCGAATGAAGTTCGAATGGTTTTTCTAAAATGTTAGATACCCATTCCTCCAATTTATTCAACTCATTAAAGTCAAACCAAACTATTGTTTGGTCATTATTTGTCCAATTAGATAACGGAGTTAATAAGATATCAATCATATTAACCGCATACCCTTTGGTATTTGATTTGAAATACTCTTCTTCCGACTTTTTAAATTTTGATGTTACTGAGATATCTATTTTTTCGTCAATCAGTTTCAAATCCATTAAGAACTCACATATTTTATCCCATCTTTGTTTTTTAGTTGCTACATCTTCTTTTGTAAAAAAGAATAACTCATCCAACGATAGTTTAGAGAACTTTTTATAAATCTTATGAAATCCCATTCTTTGTAAATCAAACAAAACGTGTTTATATAGTGAATAGAATCTTTCGTGTCTTTGTCTTTTAACGGCAATAATCGGATAGTTTCTACCAAACTTACTCTGTAAATCAATTAAAGATTCGTGTCCGTGATAGATATAGTTCATCAAATCTTTTTTGTCTACCGATTTAAAATCGATATCTGAATTTGCTAACTCCCACTCACCATTGTGTGTTTGAACATTAACATCATTAACCAAACAAGAATAATGGAAGGCGGTTGATGCACATCTTGGTAAACTCAAATAAAAAAACTTATTTTCGACTAACATTATATTAGGGATTTTTTAATTACTTTGGAGGGCCATACGTTTATGGAATATCTAATTCCACTTGTTATTTCTTTTACTGAATGTACAATGTTCGAATCAAAAATGAATACGCTACCTTCTTTTTTAGGTACTGAATGTTCGATTTCATTTACAATATACTTTACATCACCATCCTCGTATTGGTCGTTTAATTGAATAATATAGGTTATTGTGGCACCATTTACAATTTCGTGACTATCGGGGTGCCAATCCAAAAAATCCCCTTCACCGTACCTATTAAATGAATAATTGTGTATTCGATTATACGTGATTCCATTATATGGGTTTAATTCATTCGATAATGTGATGATTTTATCGGTTAACTCTTTTAGTATTGGTAAATCCAATAATTCATTGGTAAAATAAGTACCCATTCGTTTATTACCTTCATATGCAACATTCTCAGTCATTACTTTTCCATTCACAACAAGTGATGACTTCATTTGAATTAATCCGATTGATTCTCCTAACTTTATTAAAGAGTTACACTCATCGGGAGTTAAAAAATTTTCAATGTACCTCGTAAACATTTATATTAAAGATTTTTCTTTTTTTATATAATCGAATCCAACATTACCAGCAACTACAATTCTATCAACAGTTGAATTGGGTGCATTATTTGGACTATGTGGCATATCCGCCTCCATAATAATCAAATCATCTTCCTCAGGTCTAATCCAATATTCTTTATTATTCTTTCCCCTAAAATAAAGTACTCCATCCTCACCATTCATAACATCAGGCATTTGAACATAATAAACATAAGTGTAATGAGGTATGAAAGATTTCATTTCTTTGTTTATATCCGTATGTACGTGAAATTTATCAACTCCTTTTAATTCCTCGTGTTTGAATTGTATTTGAACCGGGTTAGTTGAACGGACAACATTAACCCAAGCGTCGGTATTAATTTTATTATATACCACGTTCCTTTCTTTATATAAATCTTTACAATAGTCAATCCCCATTTGAATGATTTCATCCATTTTTGTTTCAATGGTAATCTCACCAGTGAAATTTATGTTGTTGTTCCATTCTTTTTTATATCCAAATCCATCAGTCTTAATATCTGGTTGTGATTCGATAACAAAATTAGCTTCTTTCAACAATGTATCTTTATCGGACAACTTATTTAATTTAATTTTCCAAATGTATGTGGAATCATCAAAATATAATTTCTCCATATTATATCAATTCTTTTTTAAGTACCTTTCTGTTTTTTCTAAAAATTGTTAGATAATTGTTTACAAAAAAAGTTAGTTCATTCGGTGAAGTTTCCTCCAATTCAAATAACGACAATAACTCAACATCAGTTTTTACAGTAATTGAGTTATTTTTGTCTAATATTTTTTTTAGTTTGTGTGGGATTGGTTTAGATGTACAATCCTTCCAAAATTGAGTGTCGTCTCTTTCACACAAATAATGATACCGAATAAACATTAAATTTTGTTCATATATTTCTCCACACCATTTATTGAACTTTTCTTTATGTTCATCGTTAAAATCTAAATCTATTAATCTCTTTAACTGCATAATCGTTGACATCAACGATGTGGCCTCTAAAGGTTCAATAAAACCATATGATAATCCAATTGATATTGAATTATCAATCCAACTTCTTTCGAAACTGCCCGGTTTAAAATCAAATACTTTCTGAATTGTGATTTCTTGACCTAAATAATCCTCT